AAAATGCAAACGAAGATTACTTATAAGTCTTCATATGAGTACACGTTCTACAAGCATTTAGAGTCTAACACTGAAGTCGTTAAATTCTTTTTGGAACCAATAAAGATTCAGTATGTAGATGCAGATGGTCTAAGAAAGAATTACATCCCAGATTGCCTTGTTTTGTATTCTGACGGAAGAATTGAACTGTGTGAGATAAAGCCATCAAATGCTCTTAAGGCTATTAACGTAAAAAGAAAGGCCCGCGCGGCTGTTAATTACCTAAAAGAACATTCTCCAAATGTTACATATAAATTTGTAACAGAAAAAGAGATTTTCAAAATTGATTCAGATTACAAAAAGGTTTTAAAGGAACTTAAAAAATGACACCATTCAAAACTGTCCACTCATTAGACTTTGAAACAACTGGAATAGATCCTAATTCCTCTATTGATGTGGTAGAGAATGGAATCATAAAAAAGAAACTTAAACCGAGAATCTGGTCAGCCGGTGTATATACAGAAGGACGCAGTGGAGTTGAGGCAATCTTTGATACGGACTCCACTGGCGCTGCAAGAAGAGAAGAGGCGGCAGTCTTATCTAAAAACAAGTTCTACAACACAAACCAAGAGTACAAAGATTATGTATCTGGTAAGAAACATCATATAGACCCAAGTTCCAAAGAGGCGAAGTTCATATATAGTGATGGAAATAGGGGTGTTTCGCATTTTATGGACTCTGTTTTCAAAACGGAGGACAGCGGGATGATTCTTGTACAAAACTTGGCATTCGAAAGAAAACACTTATCAGCAGCAGAGGGCGATGTTTCAGGATATTTGACATCAAATATGTTTGAACAGAACCTTAATGGTAAGACAAAATTATATACACCATCAGGTGTAACCAATGCAAAGAGAAAATTAAAAGGCGCGCTTAGTATTGCAGAGAAAGATAAAATCTATGATGAAGTGATTTCTGAATATGAGAAAGCCGACATTAAGGTTAGACAAGAAGCAGAAAGACGAGCTAAGAATGTAATAAAGGGCAAACAGCCAGCTAATGTATTTTATGCGGCAGATCTTATGGATTTCTCAAAAGCAACTTTAACAAAAGCTGCAGCAAAAGGATTTATTCCGGAGTCCATTGTTGAGAACGGAACAAGCATTGAATTCTTGGCCAAAATGGTTCTTGGCGAAACAGAATCTCACGGAGCGTTATCAGATGCAAAACAGCAAACAAGAATTTTTCGCATAATGCTGGATATCAGAAATCAACTAATGTCTCCAAATGGACTGTCTCAAGAAAATGCAGAGCTCCTTAAAAAAATGAAAGCAGTCAGCGGTACACTAAAAGAAAGGGCCGCGGCTAAATCTGTATTGTCTAATATTGATAAACTAAGAGAAAACGGAACTCTTGATATAAGAGAACAAATAGGTTCCACATATATAGAAACAAAAGATATTATCACAGGCGAAGTAAATAAGGTTGAGTCAACAAGATTTAGGCCAGTAGAGTCTGAAACATCTGGACTTGCTAAAATCTCCGAGCTTATCAATTCGAGATACAAAGGAACTAAAGCGGCAGATGAGTTCAATAAGATCTTAGAGATTCACAAAGGCGACACACCTGCAATCCTCGGCGCATTAAAAAATGATGACTTTGTTAAAAAGTTAGAGGATATTCAATCTAGATCAGAAGATCTTATAGATAAAGTCTCTATGGGCTCAGAATTGACCCAGGAGGACGCATCAATTGTTAGAGAGGCTAACTCATCAGAAAGACAGTCATCGCGATCTGGAGGCGTTATAACCCGCCTAGAAGAGGAATATACAAAGGCTAGGAATAAGCATCAATTCCTAAAAGATATCCTACCAGAAAATGCAAAACATGGTTTACTAGGACTTGGTGCAGCTGCTATTGGTGGTGGCTTATTATTAGCAAGTGATTCAAACGATGCGAACTTAAGAGTCAAAAAGATAAAAGAAAAACAAGAAAGATTAGATATGCAACAATATAACGACCCCACATTTAGACAGTTCTATAGTTTAGATTATCAAATGCCAGCCGGTGTAGGTATGGCAAACAGAAAAGCATACAATCATTCTTATGAATATTAGGACTTAACGAATGCAAAATAATCAACAAGAAGATTTAAAAAGTTGGGCAAGAGAACAAGTCCAAAAGGGTAGAGAAAAAGCGGCAGGTGTTAGGTCTAGATTCGATCAACTAAAACTTGAGGCAGGCGATAGAGGTGGCGGCCATGATGCTATGCACCTATCTAAAATGATAATGCAACAAGATAAGGATGGCAATACATCCAGAAGACTTGCATTCGATATTCAAAAAATTGCTGGCAATAGCTCAGGCGGATTGCATGATGACCTTGCTGAAAAATTTCTTGGATCAGGTAAAAGTGTAAAAGAGGCCTTAGATACAAAGGCAATATCATCTGCAAGAAATAAAACTGCAGCACAAAGAAGATTTGGCTCAAGAATAGGATCAGAAGATTGGAAACTGACACAACCAACTAGAGGCGGCGGTGTACAGAACATGTATGCCTTCAAGAATTTCGAATCTTTTGTTTCTGCCGGAGCTACTGACCATCTTAGCAGAGCAGCAACATTTGCAGCTGGTAGAGGTGCCAGAGCAGACTTAATGAACTCTCTAGGATTTCTAACAAAACATCAAAAAAATATCCTAGCATCAACAACAGCTAGCAAAATGGACAAACTTTCAGCAGGAATGGGTGCATATCTTGGTGCAGCATTCGTTCTTAATGGATCTATGGAATATCTTGTAGGAGATAAAGAATCAACATTGACAGACAATGCGGCAACAAATGCGATAGGCATGGGTTTGTCATTCGCGGGCGGTACATATGCATTTAGAACCACCAAAGAATTGACACATGCTGCCACGTCTCTTATTGGTACAGGAAGCTTAGGCATTAAGGCAGGCGGGAAATTAGGTTTACTTGGTAGAGCGTTAGGGGCAGGTAAGTGGCTAGTAGGTGCAGGTGTTGGTACTGGAGCATTTTTAGCAGCCAATACAGCTATCGATGCTGGCGTAGACATATTTAAGTCTGCAGCTAATAATGAAAATGCAGTAAGTAGACTCAAGAAAACATTATATAGTGGAGACACGACTACAGATGCAAGTGTCAACACAAATCAGCTTTTGACCGGTAGGCAAAGGGCGATGAGTAAACTCGCTAAATCATCCTTAAACGATAGAGGTTACGTTATGGGAAATGAGGCTATGATCCTTAAAGGAATTTATCAATGAGTAAAGTTATAGAGATAATTGACCAAGAGAGAATAAAAGAAGAGCGAAGATCCAAAATGGAATCATCTTCTTCTATTATGGATCTCTATAACATGAGCTGGCAGGACTATTTAAAGCACAAAAAATACGATAAAGATGTTAAGAACATGTGCAGCAATTGCCAGAAAGAACAGATAAGAAAATATGGCAAAATAACCATTAAATGTTCAGGCCCTAAAACAATAAATGTTTTACCAGAAGATATTATTTCCAACTTTACAGCTGATGAGTACGAAGAAGCTAAGCAGGAAATGGAACCATATTACTGGGCAGAGAAGAATATAGACATTCATCAAAGAGACCCGGATAAAAGACTATTTGTCCCAAGATGGTACCAAAAAATGCAGCTTCAATGTTCTGCGAATAAAAAGGCTATTAGATGTGGTCGTCGCGCGGGTAAATCATATGGTCTTGCATTGGATATAACAAATAGATTAATGGTTAACTCTAATTATCAGATTCTTGTAGTTACACCATTCTTATCGCAGGCTAAAGAACTTGCAGATACTGTTAGAAAACTTATAAGGGCAATAAATCCAGAGTTGGGAGACTGGGATTCATTAGTTAAACGATCGGTGACGTCGCCATATCAAGAAATACAATTGACGAATGGCTCGACATTTAAGGCATTTACAGCCGGTAATGACAACGCAAATGCAGTCCGTGGTCAAGGTGCGCACCTTATCGTAATTGACGAAGCAGATTTCCTATCTCAAGAGGCATTTGATTCAATTATGGCGATCTTAATGGATAAGCCAAACACAGAGATTATTTGTACATCAACACCTATGGGTGAAAACATTATGTATAAACTTTCTCAATCTCCAGAATATAAAGAGTTTCACTTCCCCTCCTTTGTCATTCCACACTACAATGATGATATGGACAAGGCCAATAGGGAAAATCTCTCCATCATGGGGTATGTCCAAGAAATTATCAGCGAATTCGGCTTGGATGATAATGCAGTGTTTCAGTCGGATTTTATTAATGAAGCTATTAAGAATGAAATGCAGTTGCCTGTAACTGATGTAATATCTAATCGCCAGAACTACATTGTATCTCTTGGATGTGACTGGAATGCAGATAAAGTCGGTACAAGAATAGTTATTCTTGCGTATTCAAAAATAGAGAAGAAAATATTTGTTGCTTCTATTGACAATGTAAGAAGAGAGGGATGGACACAGGTTGCAGCTGTACAAAAGATTGTCGATCTCAATAGAAAATTTGAACCAGACTACTTATATGTAGACGAAGGGTTTGGTGAAGCAAACGTTCAACAATTAAAACTGATTGCCGTAAGCAATTATGGTAAACTGCCAAAAGACCACCCTGACCTACGATTAAATAATGTTACACCAGTAAACTTCGCATCGACATTAGAACTAAGAGATGTTGTCACTGGAGATATCCGTAAAAAATTCTTTAAAAACTTTATAGTTGAGACGACAAAGCGAGCATTAGAAAAAGGTTTACTATCTCTTGCGGGAGAAAATGCAAAAGATATTGTAGAACAAATGCGCGGATATATTGTTAAGAGTAGATTATCTAGCGGGCGGGAAATATATGAGGCAAAATCAAAAGAGCTTGGAGACCACGATTTAGATGCATTTATGATTGCATTAGCAGGCATTCATTTAAATCAAGATTCTATTTTGGATACATATATTAAGTCTGACTATACAGTTTTACCTATTGATAAGAAGAGAGACCTCTCCTATAATCAGTCAGATAAAATTGAAAAACGTGTTTATTCATCTGACGATGTTTACGACAGAAGACGCAGGCCCAATAGCATATCAAGACGTTCAGAATTTGGAGGAAGAGCCCCAGCACTATCTAGGTCAACAGCAACAGGAAGAATGAACTCATATAGACAAAATATGAAATTAAAATATAGGTAAAGAATATGGATTACAACCTAATAAAAGTAACTGACGAGACCGTTATTTCAGATGCGGGCATATGCTACTTTGATCCTGTTGAAGAAACCATAAAGGAAATTGGCAGTGGCTATATGATGGGGACTAACCCATATTCTCCAGTTATCCATAAATTGCTATTTGTTGCAAAAAACAATTCTGTAAGATATTTAAAAATCAAAATCAAAACGAACAGAGATGTCGAAAGAATGTTCGATATTAAGATCTTACCAGGGGCTGTTGCTCCTGCATTATCAGATTTTGACAATACAGACAATTACAATGAATTGATTGTTACAGAGAGCATTCAGTCATATAGCTTTGTGCCATTCTTTGTATACATAAAAGCGAAAGTGCCAGTAGACAGAATTAGCAGTCTTCCATTGGAGATTAATTATGAGTAATCCGCAAAATATGGAAGAAATGACCGAACTCTTAAAACAATTGATTGATGCGAAAAATACATTATCAAACGGTTTAAGTCAGGTAAAAGTCGCTGCAACACAAGAGCGCGATCCAGATGTGATAACGGCGGTAAGAGCTTTGTTTGGGGATCAATACATTAAGGATGGAAAGACATCTATAACATTCAAGATGCTTACATCTTGTCTTGATACCATAAGACTCGCCGGCAAAGATAAGGCTAAGGAGTTAATTAAATAATGTATTTATGGACAGATATAAATCAGAATACAATCACTGACCAACAGCGCGCCGAACTGTATATGCGCTTATTCTCCTATTGTTCAGAAGACTTTGTTAATAACCAAGATTTAATGCAATTCACAACAAATCTTGTAGCATGGGCGCAATCAATAGAGGAAAGATTAACTATGTTGGGGAATAATCTAGTTACGCATACTCATATTATTCCTCCTCATACGCACCCTATTTTGCCACATACACATGCCACACCTATGGGTCCAACAGACGGCGGGACACTATTTATAACTCAGCAATCAACAGCTTATCCAGCAGAGCAGGCAACAGTAGATTTGTCATGGAAAACAGCGACAGTCCCTGCAAATTATTTGAACACGTCTGGATCAATAACAAATATGAATAACAAGGTTACAGTTGGCGCAGGACTTGTAGGCGACTCAACACCGGGACCAAGAAGAGCAACACCAGAACCAAAAGCATTAACTCCGAATATACCTCCGTATTTAGTGCCTAATCCAGTATAAGGAAAGCATATGGAATTAACAAGAAAAGTAACACCGACAGCAAATGCGACATATCTTGTAGCGTATGCACAAATCATTGTGGATCACTTTTCCAAAGCTCTCCAAGAAAATGGGTGTATGATTCAGGTTCCGGCCGCGTTATATGCAGAATTTGACGATCAATATAACAGACTTGTTGATTATTTAGAGTCGGCAAACAATGCTGGTTCAATAGATGACAATAAGAAACAAACCGCCACAGTCCCTATTGAAGATATTACTGGAAATAGAGAAATAGATGAAGCAATTAGAGATGCAATAAGAAATGCAAGTACAAAATGTTTTAATTGTAAAATTGAGAAACCTAAATTTGATTTCTCTGGGATACTAGGAAACCTCACTGCCGATATTAAACACTCATTAGATCAATTCAAGGGGATGTTTAAATATAATAAGGTATCAGTTTGTCAGTATTCTTTTTTCTTATCATATTTATGTATCCCAGATTTATTGAAGCTTATTTCATTAATATTGGCGGCAATAGTTAAATTAATGCAAAATATTCAGTTGCCAAGATTAACCATACAGGTTTTTATAAGTGGCATCTTGTCTGCAATTATAGAAGTATTAACCAAAAACATTTCTATATTGGCAAGATTTGCATTGACACCAGTTCTATGTATACTTGATGCTATTGACTCTATTATTTCCCAACTGCCAACACCAGAAAATATTCGTGCACAAAATGAGAGTGATCTGAGAAAACTTGGTGTTAATGAAAAGTTTATGTCTGGCAAATATGACACTGGCCTAGCTGATAAGTCAAAACAAATTAGGCAGGCGTATACATCTAGGGTTAGAAACTTTGAAAAAACAGCTTCAATGAACACAGAGAAGTATGTTAGAGAAATTTTCGGTCCGCTAGAGGAAACAATAAATAAAAGTGTCGAGTCTTTAAATAATTCAATAGCAGAATTAACAGGTCTATTAAATCACTTTACATGCGAACCAAGTCGTTCAGGGATTTCGGTATCCCAATATTTAAGCAATCTTTCAGAGTTTATGGCTCTTGTAAATTTATTAAGATACATAGTTAGATTCAAAGCTGGTAAGGCCGCGCTAGATAAGCTGTGTAACTCACCGACAGATGGTAGCGGATTTGCAAATGATAATGATACAGAAGATTACGGACCAATGTCGCTTGATAACATAGGATCAATGATAGGGAATATTATTGAGTCTGATGTAGATATTATTACAGATGATAAAGGAAATCCAGTTGCTATTGGCATTAGAGATCCAGAGTCTAAAAGTGATAACACAGATAATTTATCTTTCTGGAGTTGTAATCTTAATGAATTTGCGGACTCTCTAACTGTCCCGTCTTTAATAAACTACATTAGAGATCTAGATTTACCAAAATTAAATCTTGATGAATTTAATCAGTCTCCTTGGAAAGTTACAGTAGTTCCACAAAGTGAATACAACAAGCCGACAGTAAATACAGAGATTGTTCCGCTTGTTATCGATGAAATATGGAATTTACCACAACATATTAAAGATATAGTTTCAATGATTGAAACATATGACGCAGCTAAAGATCCGTTGAAAAAGGCTGGAGATGTAGACTTCCTTGGCGAAAATGACATTAACGATATCATCAAAGAAATTCCATACAAAGGGAGAAGTGGAAATAACCTTGACGATATTCCTGGCGCGAATATAAGAATTGTAAATCAAGATGGCGAAGTTAAAATCATAGATGACAATGGGAATATTCTTAAAGAAACTACAGATAAATCACGCCGCGGCAATAATTCCTCTATTGATGATGTAGATAAACTTATTTACGAATTCTCAAACAGTATAAATGGAATTGGACAGTTAGACTGTCCTCCAGAGATTCAAAACATATTAAATAAACTTGGAGACTTTTAATGAATTTAATTGGTTTAGATCCGTTACTAAGGTCTAATTATTCTAGCAATCTGACTAGCATAAGAGATGCTAGAACCCAGGTTAAACTTATGGGAAGGAAGAAACTTGATAATCCAAGTTTCTCCTATTTTGGATCTAGAAACTACTGGTATAACAACGATAAATTTACAGGCTATCAGGGTCATGAGTATGACTTATTTGAATATTCTCGCATTATAGACACAGAGGCGATGGTAGCAAAAGCCTTTGAAAGAAAGCGCGCGTTAATTTTTAAAAATGGATACTTCTTTGAGTCAAATAATCAAGACAACATCAATTATATTAAAAGACGCATCAGAGAAATTGAGCATGTAACAGGAACAACATTCAGGTCATTTATAGAAGAGATGGCGTATAATTTAATTATGTTCCACAATGCCTATATTGTATTGATCCGTGATGAGGATAAGTCAAGTGGAGAAGAATATAACAACGGCTCAAAAATCCTTGAACCAATAGCAGGATGGTTTAACTTGCCAACTGAATCTGTTCAGCGCAAGATAAAACCAAATGGTGATATCTCAATGTATAGACAATACATTGATGGTCAGAATTATCGCATCTTCAGTCCAGAAAAGATTAGGCATCTTAAATATAATGCAAGAACAGGATTCACAATTGGTACACCTCCACTAGAGGCCGTAAAAGACGACATCCTGGCATTAAGAAGAATTGAAGAGTCAGTAGAGACACTAATATACAAAGGTCTCTTCCCAATGATTCATGTTAAAGTTGGTACAGAGTCAAAACCAGCTGGTAAATTAATAGACGGTACTGATGAAGTAGAAATGATGTCAGACATCATGGATAGACTTGATGACTATGGCGGCGTAACAACTTCTGAGCGCGTAGAAATTAGAGCCATTGGCGCAGAATCTTTGGCACTTAGAGTAGAGTCATACCTAAAATACTTCAAAGACAGAGTTATGTTAGGTCTTGGTGTATCTGACTTAGACATGGGTGTAGGTGATTCATCTGGAAAAGCAACAGGACAAATTGTTTCACAAACTCTAAAAGAAGCTGTTATAAATATGCAAGACTCAATAGCAGACTTTATAACAAGCACACTCTTTATTCCGCTATTGGTAGAATCTGGAAAATATAATGTAGATTACGAAATACCGGAATCAGACATTGTTAAATTCACATTTAACCATGTAGACCAAGAAGCTCAAATCAAAATTGAGTCACATATACTAAATATGTTTAACAGCGGTCTAATTAGTATCAATGAAGCAAGAAAAGAAATCGGCTTCAAAGAACTATCTGAAACCGATATTAAATCAATAGGTAAAGAAAAAGAGGGCATAACCCCAACATATCAGGTTGAACAGGTTCGTCTTTCCATGCAGACCAAAACGGAAGAGTCCAGCCAAGAAGCTAATAGTTCTGGGAATAAAACAAAAAGCGACGGAAGCAAAAAAGCTGTCGCCGCGGTAAATAACCCATCTAATCAATACACTGACTCTATTGATCCAAAAATATTAGAAGTAGATTATCTAATACAAATAATGGATAATAAAGAACTTCTAAATATAGTTCTATCAAATCACCTAAAATCCGTAGTTGACAGAAATAATATATATACAGATAATGTCATCAATCAGATTAGTGAAATAGCTTCTAGTCAAATCAATTCTATAAAAGACAATGATTATGAAACTATAAAAGAAGACATTGAAGCTATCCTAGTCAGTGCATATGAGCCATTAGAGGATATAGTATGACCAATATAGAAGACAAGGTAAATGTCTTAGGAAAAATAACGATATCAGACGAAACGCGGCAGCGAATTGCTGATTCAATATCGTCCGGCTCCAAAGTAAAAAGCATCACAGTAAAAATGGAAGCAACCCACTCTGGGAAACCAAATGGGAACTTCTGGATTTACACTCCATACGGTATGAAGACTGGTCACGGCACATTTACCCAGCCAGTTTTTAAACCAGTAACAGAAGAGCATATTGAGGATTCTAAAACACTAGGAAGAGTGATAAAATCAGAATATGTTTCTTACGGGATCTCAGATGAATTAGAGCGTCCATATGATAAAAAATATCTCCAGGACTATAAGAAATTCATGCTGAGCAAGGAATACAAATCTCGCGAATTCAAAGGTCTTGGACATATAGAATTAACAGCTAAGATCACTGATAAGGAATCAATACAAAAGATTCTGGACGGCAAATATGGATTTGTATCAGTTGGGGGAGGAGTGAAATCAGCACACTGTTCAATTTGTGGTTCTAGCAAACTGGGTAAGGCAACATGTGATCATGTTCGTGGTGCAAAATATCAAGGAGAGACATGCTACTATATTGGTGGCATAATGGACTTTGAACATATCTCATATGTAGGAACGCCGGCAGATAAAAATGCTAAATCTACATTGATTAGGGATAGCAAGTCAAATACATCCCACTTTCAGATATTAGATTTTGAGACAGATAAAGGTAATATAATGACAATTAAAATTGAAGACTTTGATAAGTCTAACGATTCTCTTGTCCAACATGCTAAATCATTGGGCATTGCCGATTACCAACTTCCAAGTGAAGATGGTTTGACCGTATTGGATTATGTATTTGGCGAAGAAAAGACATTTCCGTTAGCAGACAAAGTTACAGCACTGGTTGCTTACGACTTTGCAAAAACACAATTTGAAGACTCTTCAGATAAAGAAACTGTACTGAGATTGATCCAAGACAAACTAGACGAATTGGAAGTTAAAGATGCAGAAGCAGAACTCGAAGCCATTATCCAGGCAAGCAAAGTTCAGGATAGCGAGAGCGAGAAATCAGAGAATGATGAAAAAGATCATCAAGAGATGATTGAAAAGATTGCTGATGCAGTTGTAGCTAAAATTCAAGATTCTATCTCAGGCACTTCTTATCAAAATTCTCAAATTAAAGTTTTGCGTAACGAAGTAAAAACTTTGGCTTCAGCTAAACAAGAATTGGAAGCCGAATTGAGAGACTCACTTGTTTCTCAAATTTCATCAATTGAAAAAATCACAGATTCTTCTAAATTAGAAGCGTTGAAAAAACGCTCACTGCAATCACTTAAAGATAAACTGTCTGATCTTATTGAAGCTCTTTACGAAGGCGGCAAAGATGATGATGTTGAGGACAGCAAAGAAGTGAAAGACAGTCAAGAAAAACCGCAACTACCTAAAGATAGTTTATCTATTGAAGATGGTGCAAGCGGATCTGGTACTGATGATAAAGATGAAGAAAAAGAAGGTTCTGAAGAAAACGGTAAAGTAGAAGACAGCGAAAAAGGCTTCGTCTTTAAAGATTCAAAAGAACTTAATAGTCGTTATTTGGAAATCATGAAAAAAGAAGGTCTCCAAGCAGCGAAAGCATTCAAATTAAAAGCCAAGATTGGCTAATTTATTAACATTAGGACTATAAGATATGTTTTCACCATATTCAGTAAATCACAAACAAAAAACTAAACATTTCAGTACACGCGACTGGAATACTCCTACAGTAACATTCTCTGAGGGTATGCAGCCATCTGGTCAATTTATGCCAGCACCATACTTGAAGCTGTTGCGAGAAAAAGGTTCAGAAGATAGCAAAGTTTACACTCAGGTTGTTGTATCAACTGGCAAAGTGTTGGCATTGGATAGCAATGGTTTCGCTGTTCCTGCAGGCATTTTGGATTCAGATGATACTTACACTGAGAAAGATGTTGAAGAAGGCGTAATCGCTGCTGATGGCACTCCAGCCGTAGCAGGTGACAAAGTTGCAGATAAAATGCGCGCAGCTAATATTACCGTTTCTGCTCCTATTGGTGTTGCACTGTTCGACTTCTTCCGTCATCCAGGTGGCGATGGTATTAACCCATTGCAATTCAATTACCAAAACTTGAACTATCAAGCTCGCGTAACATTCTTGTGTGACTATGTATTGGAATTACCAATCGTAGAATCTGACACAGTATACGAAAAAGCACCTCTGAAAGGCATTAGCGCATTTATCGCTGCTAAAGGTCCTAATGCAGGTCAAAACACTGTAGCAGACTTTACCACTATTAAACCAGGTGATTTTGTAACATTCGACAAAAACTCTAACTTTGTTGTTGCACAAGCATCTGATGACAGCAAAAAAATTATCGGACAAGTTTTGCAAGTTGTTAAACCAAGCAAAGAAAATATGCTTAAATGGGTTCGTAGCTCTAGCGCAGGCGGAAGTGAATTGGACAAAATGCCTGGCACCGCTACTAACGGCTTGGTAGATAAAATTTCTTACTCTGGTGGATATGGCTTAGTACGTGTCAACCTTATTAACAGATAATTGTAAAATCAAGGATTTAATAATATGTATAAAAAACCATTTACATCAGAAGAACTGAAAATTCAAGACAGTATCCAGGAAGTTCGTAACCTGTTCGCAAATAACGGTGTTAACAGCGACGGTGTTGCAATGTCGATCGAAGACACCCTGGCAACTCCAAACATGCCTATGGCATTTAAACGTGTAATCGAAGAATACGTTATCGATGCAATCGAACCAAACTTGATCGGTACACAATTGTTGCAACGCATTTCTGTTGACCCTTTCCGTACTGAAATTCGTTTCCGTACTTTCGGAGCAATGGGCGCGGAAGATCTGAGTATCGGTGAGGGTCAAGAATATCCAGAACTGAGCATGACTAATGGCGGTGGCCAAGTTAATGCAAACATCGGCAAATACGGTGTGGCAGTTCGCATTACTGAAGAAATGCTGAAACAATCTCAATGGGATATCATCGGTCATCACCTGAAAAAACTTGGTCAAGTTATGGCTCGTGATAAAGAGAAAAACATTTTCAACATGATCAATAACGCTGGTGTTGTTGTGTTTGATAACGCTAACCCTGCTCAATCTCAATTGGGTCGTACAACTGGTCGTGATTTGACTGGCGCAGGCAATGGTTCATTCACTGCTGATGACATGTATGACATGTATGCATCTATGCTGGAGCGCGGATTTACTCCTAATGTAATCCTGTGTCACCCATTGGCTTGGGCTACATTCACCAAAGATCCTGTTATGCGCGAATATGCATTGCAAGGTGGCGGTTTGAATAACTGGTTCAGCACTATGCCAAAAGAAAACATCGGCATGGGTGCATTCCTGCCAGAAGCTTGGAAATCATTCACTCGTATGTCTGGTGATACTGCTTTCAATCCTACTCGTCAAGAGCGTGAAGGTACTCAAACTAGTACATTCCAATTCCCTAGTTATTTCCCTGGCACTAATCTGCGTATTATCGCATCTCCACATGTACCATTTGATGAAACACACAAAACAACATCAATCATCATGTTGGACACAACTGAGTTGGGCGCAATCTTTGTAAGTGAAGAGCCAACTGTGGATGAATGGGATGATCCAGCACGTGACATCAAGAAAATTAAAATTCGTGAACGTTACGGTTTGGCAATCTTCAATGAAGGTCAAGCTATCTCTTTGGCTAAAAACGTTAGCATCGAGCCTAACGAAATTGTGTTGCCACCTCAAGCTATCGTTAATGATATCCCACGTATTCAACGCAAGTAATTTTAAAAAACTTGGTGTATAATAGATACCATAGTTGAATAACACAACATGGGGGTAGGGTAAAACTCCCTACCCCCATTTTTTAATGGAATAAAAATATGAGCGCATTACACGCAAAACTTAAACTTGTTGGACAGACATATCTGTTCTGTGAAAAGGTTTCACTTATTAAAAATATTGAAACCGTATTAGATTTGAGCAAATTAAATATTGCGGATTTGGAAGTTATTGGTCATCATATTCAGCATGGCGGGATTGAGTCTAATGTATCTGCTGATGAATTTATGGATCGCGCGTCTAAGCTTCGTGAAGAAGTAAAAGAGGGCAAAGTAGATGAAGTTGCTAAACTTCAGGATGTAACAGAGGTTCGTGTTCTTGATGCAGAAGTCGAATTGGAAGACGGTACAGTTACAACTGTTAAAGAAGTTGGTGTTAAAAAAGAGGACCCTCGCAAAACCTATGTTCAAGAAAAAGTTATTGATGTTCCGGCCGCTGTTGCATTGATCAATGTTAAAAACATTCCTGACTGCGATCGTGAAGTGTTAGAATACGCCTTGGCTACTGAGACAGCTACAAAAGGACGCAAATCTGTATTGACAGAAATCAAAAACCTTCTGGAAGAGCTTGACAAAGAAGACAGCAAAGACGGCGAGTAAGGAGTTGAACTATGTCGGATAAGCTAATAGTCGAAAGTGTTGAAAACACAAAAGAACAATTAACTTTTATGCCATTAAAAGGCTCTATACGTTTAAAGCTGTCTGACAATGTTAGTCCTGAACTTATTAAAAACAATATCAGCGTTTATAGAGTGAAAAAATCTGACGGAGTAAAATCATTAGATATTTCATACTCTGACGCTTACACTCAAGACCTGGCTGGATTTGCTGATATAGATATCACATCATCTGGCCAGGTTTTAATTGTATCTCCAAAAGATTCTTTTATCCCAAGTTCAGACTACATTCTCTATATCAGTAAAGATGTTCATAGTGTAAAAAATAAAGTTACTGTTGGTCAAAACGAAGTAGACTCTGTAACGATTTTTCCTCCAATAGAAAATAAAGTAGAGATTATTCCTGTTTCGCAAATTCTAGGCGATGTCTTTGTTTGCAATATTAGAATTGACGACAAACCGTATTTAGATAACGAACTATTTTCATTGGAAGATGGAATTGTTATTAATGGTTCACGAATAAAGATAATAGATAAATCTATTATCGGCGGCGCGTCGATAATTATTAGTTCTGAAATATCTAAAATATTAGAAGCTGATTACAGTCTTCATTTTTCAACTGGCTCTACAACAGGGATAGAAGATAAGGTTCCAGATGGATCGTCTAAGAGAATAACTACAGATGACATTATGGATTTTTATAATTCTCCATATAGAGATATTATAGGAAGATCAGGTTCATCAGTCGGCACTCCCGGACAAGGAAATCAAAATATTCCAGGTGGAGGCCAGAGTAATAATACCAGCGCGGTAATATCTTTTAGGCTCCCGAATAAAATCTTAATCAAATTTGAAAAAGAAATTGATAAGGATAACACAGATATTTCCTCTATTGATATAGATATCTATGAAGCATTCGATAACTATAATCTTCCAAAGATGGGCCTTTACAATGATGATCTAAAATATATCTTGGAATTCAGTTTAATTAGAGGAAACAAGACTCTTCAAATTGAATTGCTTCCAGATTTGAGATCAGAGGTTCCAGTTGGAGAAAAATATATTAAAAGGTGGAAATAATGGCAGAAGTTCACTATAAATATCTAGCTGGAGATTATTACAGAGGAACAGATAAGCTCACTGGTATAGGGCCAAGGGTTGTTCACAATGTAAAAAATACATTTGCCATACCATCAGTTTGGGATACATTCACAGGTTTTCATGGTCCGAAACAAAATAGATCTTTTTCATCTAAGGTAAATTCTGGTGCCGGTGGCGGTAGCGGGGATGTAAAAGTTAAAGTTCAATATAGAGAACCTTTTCACTCTTTCAAATACTTCGAGGCACTAGGCTCTTTTTATGGTATACACGAGATTATAAATGAGAAAGAAGATCTTGATGGTACATGGCAAGAGATAAGAGAGAAATGGAAATCAGAGCCGGCATATATAGATAGATATGACAGGCTAAGAAATTCATCGCCGCTGAAGTATAATAACTCATCTAATGATTTAAGTTGTATTTCCCTATTGGCCACAATAAATAATGGCAAAGTAGATTTTGGCTTTCAGCAATCTATCAAACATGATGAAGATAAAAAACCTTATCTAGAAATTCATATTGGCGAATTTCATCTTCTGCCAAATACTCCAAGAAGTATTTTTAGGTGCAATCTTGCAACAGATCTTCTATATATAAAAGATGGCATAGATCACTTTATCGCGAATGAAAAAATAAAATCAGAAGTCTTGAATTTTCCTGACCAAAGTGTTACATCAAATAGTCCAGTAGAATTCTATATGGGGATAGCAACATTAGGAAACAAAAATAGGCCAAAAGATTTTAATTTAAATAATCTAGATGGAAGGCATCCTAATTATATTGAAGCTGGTGCACAGATAAGGTGGAAATCTTTATCGGACAGATGTTCTGCATGGGTAAGAATCTATGACGGATTAGATATGTCAAGAGTTTTATCAACAGATGTTTACAGAAATTCTCATTATGTTCTTAATACAAAAATTATTATTAGACTAGATAAGCTTGAAGAATTAATTCTGGCTCATGGCGGAGTCGATCATTCTACATACAAGCTCTTGATTCATTTGCCATCATATTCATTACTTGGATATGATATGGTAAAAGCATTAAAAGAACCAAGAACATTTATGATCCTTAGCGACATATCGGAAATTAAATTTGATGTACCTCGAAATTACAAAACTAACGGTGGACATCATTATACATTGAAAATCTACGACACAGACAAAGAAACACTTTTATTTTCTGATAGCACAGATACATCAATAGGTATTTATAAGAATCCAAAAATTGATGTAGAATTAAAAAGAGGGAAGTGGCGCGTAGATTATGTAAATACAAATTCCTCTATTGGCCCAGGAGATATCCCATTTAATTCTTCATATAAGAACAATACTGGTATCCCAATAGAGCAATATGGAACAATGATTTACACACTAAGTGAATCGTTATCAAAATATTTAAAAGATAAAGAAAAAGTTTACGCCTCTATTGAGGCTTATGATGGAACGAGGCAAAATAATGGCTAATATTGAAGTACGTCTTTCAACTGGAAGCGCGGTTTCTACAAATGTTGACAGTCCTAATAATTCTCTGGGTGGGAAAATGGCGGAAACGGCATCAGGTAGCGCAAAAGCAATTATTGAAGAAGGATCATTCTTGATGAATTCAATCTGGGACAATATCACCCAGTTAGACAATGTTGCAGGCGAACCCGACTATCGCTGTATTTATATTTACAATAACGCCACCGGTCCGAAACCTGGTCCTATTATCGGAACAAAATTCTACATCTCTGGAACTACATATGCCAGATTTCAAGCAGGTGCAGTAGATCAAAAAAACAAAGACGCAGGCGTAATCAGAAATGAAAAAGAAGAGCCTCTTGGCGTTCTGATGGAGTCTCATACTAAAGACTCTCCAATTGTGCTTGGAACTTTAAATCCAGGCGACTTTCATGCTATTTGGTTAAAACGAACACCAGTAAATGTGTCCGGCGCAGGTGAAATCAGAGAATCATTCGACTTTGTAATTAAAGGTTCAGAATAAGGAATTAAGATATGGCAGATTTATTAAATGTACCAAGATCAACTGGCGATGACTTAAATCATTATTATTTCTTATATCTGCCATTTAATCTTGGGGATCAAATTGATAGTAAGGGCGATAATCCATTCTTTATCATGAATTACAAAGGTGATCCATCAGACGATACACAGGTATCTGAATGGAAAAACGCAGTAAATGAGTTTTGCTCATCTCTTTATTTAACTGGTCTTAATCCATCTTTTCCAAGAATATTTCCAGTTCCATGTGACAATAGGGAGCTTGGACCTGGTGTATCAGTTTTTGAACGAGCGACGATATCAGAAGTCACTGAAGTAAGAGAGGATGACGGATATAGTATAGATGGTGAAACAGCATGTGAAGACGAGGGCCTAAATAGATTATATTTGTTTGGCGACATTAAGAAAACATCAACAGAAACATCAGAAGATACAACTGGACAATACTCATATATGGGATCTGCATCTGGGCCAATAGGGCACCTATCTAGCGTTATTAATTTTGGAAACAGTTATACCGGTGCAGCAACGCCATATCCTGCGAGCCTAAACACTTTGATGTGGGACAAAAAAGTACGAACAAGTCAACAGCATTCAGATTTATCGGCCGGCGCAAAGACTATGAGCTTCCAGTTCGCATTGGTTAGAAATGGCAACACAGCAGTCCCAGGAATAACTAATTTTGATAAAATCGGTATCAAAGTTTATCCAAGAGATTTTGTTCTATTATCTATTGACAACAATAATATTAATGGAACAGAAAAAATAAATGGAATAACCTTTAATGAATACCGTTTTAAAGTTCATGGAACAAACGGTGGCCCAGCTTCCCATTATAAAAAACATAAAGACTTTAAAAAGGCATTTGAGTATATGTTTGCAGAAGGATCTTTTGGTGTATTGAGTTGGGATATATTTGTACCAAAACAAGGTATGAGGGCAGACGGATATCGCTCAGAATCTAATATCGTAAAAATAAAAAAATATAGCAATAATTGCGAATATGTTTCAATATTATATCCTAGTAATAAGCCCATTCCTCCGACAGGAACAGAATTAATACTGTCAACAGGATCTACATTAGTTAATGTTAATGTAACATCTTCTATTAAGCTTTTTGAGGGTAAAGACATAAAAAGCTCATCTAGCACCAATCAAACAGAAAGTGTTTTTACAAATAATAACCAATGGAAAGACAATGGCGCGGCCGAGCATATGAACATTGTGAAGGCAAAGCTTCTAAACGCTGTATACGGCAGAAATGATCTCAATCCTTTTCATGGAGAAACTTCATTTTGTTCTCCACAGAAGAATATAATAATGGAGAAAATTTACAGCTATGTCATTGTGAGGGTTGATGTAACATATAATCCATATGAATTATCTCAATTTGTTAATGAGGATTATAGAAAGATCCCTATGTTTATAGGTAAAAGATCAGGTGCCGATGATAAAGAATATTATTATGTAAATTATGATGCAGCAGAATATGATGTCTCAAGATTAAAAACATCTTCAAATGTTTTAGATATGTTCGGATTTGATTTAAGATTTAGAAATGTATAGGGGGATAAATGTATTTAAAGATTTCAGAATTCCCCACAGAGAAAGGTTTTGGTGGACAAGGGTTATCTGTATACGCAACGGTGTTAGCAGATTCAGCTGGGGAGAAAAGATTTTACTCTGGCTACGATTCAAAACACATACAAGAGCAGGTTTTTCAATATCGCTCTGGATATATGATGACAAATCAGGACTCTGTTCATATCTATCATTCTCCATTTATGAACAACAAGAAATCAAATTTTGTTGAGCATAAATATTCTGACATGTACGATATTGAAGGACAAAACTTAATGGAGTTCTATTTTAGATCGCCATATAAAGTTTACAGTCTTAGAAGAGGCGAGCAGGAACATAAATTTGTTTCCCAATACTCAATTTATACTGACTATATCCCAAAAGAGCGTAAATACAGAGACGGATATCTACTTCAAACATATAGCGACTCTCCTTCACATTTAGAATACAAATCTGGATACAGACACTCTAGAGCTAGAGAAAGACAGCGAACTTATGGATGTTTATATAATAACAAGTTTGTTTCTGATGGAATATATCAATATAAGAGTGGATACCTAGATGGACAGTCGTTCTTTATTTTTTCTGACGGAAAAACGAAACAGGTCCGGCCTGGATATGAGGTTGATTCCAATAACAACGTATCAATTATTGTCCCTATTGATAAATCAAGACTAAATATAAAAGCTGATCAAAAATTAAGAATCTTTGTAAATCTTCCGCCTAAATATATTAACTATTGCGCGACAGTTGATAGCAATAAAAAATTAGCACATATAGATGAAACATCTGGAACTAAATTAATAATTCCAAATGTAACTGTTTCAACTGGCCAATCAGAACAAGAAGTTACAGAGGCACTTTCGAAGGTATCATACTTATCGATATCTATTTACAGATACGACACAACTGAAAAAGATCCACGCCATGTCAGAGACGGGATAACATACGTTGACGATAATGCATATGATCCAGAATTATTCTCAAACCTTAATCTTAAAAAAGTTGATATCAGAGATGAGTCTATAACATATAAGGATAATCCAAAACAAGTTGTTTCAGATTCTGTTAAATTTGAATTAAGATTCTCAAGAAATGCGCAATGCTGTTTCGATAAGAAAATTACAATAAATAGTGATTCATCTGTATCATGTCAAATTCCAGAAGCTCTTATTGAGTATGACATCATAGAAAAAGAGAAAAACAGATAAAATGGAACGAAAACGGAAGAAAACTTGGGAAGAAATGACAGAATTAGAGCGACTTCAAGAGGAGAATGAGCGTCTACGTACTGAGGTGGCCTACCTAAAAAAGTTAAAAGAGCTAGAAGACAGGGACGAAGCCTTACAGCGAGAAAGGCAGAGACAGTTAGAGAAATGGTTTCAGGAGGATTTCGATTAGATTTACTTCTTGAAACGGCACATTTAGCTCGCTCAACTTACTACTATCACTTAAAACAGCTAGATCAACCAGATAAGAATCAAGAACTTAAAGCTGAAATTCAGGCCATTTATAGTGAGCATAAAGGAAATTATGGCTATCGGAGAGTTACTCTTGAATTAAGAAATCATGGCTTCGTGGTGAATCATAAGAAGGTCCAACGGCTGATGAAAGTCCTTGGTTTAACGGCTCGAATTCGTCGAAAACGGAAGTATTCTTCCTACCAAGGAGAGATTGGCAAGAAAGCAGAGAATCTCATTCAACGCCAGTTTGAAGCAGCCAAACCAATGGAAAAGTGCTATACGGATGTGACAGAGTTTGCCATTCCAGCAAGCAGGCAGAAACTCTATTTATCCCCTGTTCTGGATGGATATAACAGTGAAATCATCACTTATCATCTTTCTACTTCACCAAATTTAGAACAAGTGAAGACCATGTTGGAACAGGCATTCACAGAGAAACACTACGAGAATACGATTCTCCATAGCGATCAAGGCTGGCAATACCAACATGATTCTTATCATCGGTTTCTAGAGAGTAAGGGAATTCAGCCATCCATGTCACGCAAGGGCAACAGCCCAGACAACGGCATGATGGAGTCCTTCTTTGGCATTCTTAAGTCTGAAATGTTTTATGGTTATGAGAAGAACTTTAGGTCTTTAGAAGACCTTGAGCAAGCTATTGTAGACTACATTGATTACTACAACAACAAACGAATCAAAGTCAAACTAAAAGGACTTAGCCCTGTGCAATACAGAACCAAATCCTTTGGGTAAATTAATTTTCTAACTTTTTGGGGTCAGTACATTTCTATGAACCTCTTTTTTCTTTTCTAGGAACGCGTACACAATAGAAGGAGTTGATATCCCTATCTTTTTATACCTAACTGTGCTATAATGGGTCTAGCTTAAAGGAGGATAATTCACTTTATGGAACATTTAGAATTACAGGCTCTGGCGACGGAGTTGGGCTTGCAGTTTGATGAATTTTCGTCTATTGTCTTCGGACAAATAGACGGATACACGCTCTATATTGAGCCGACTGAGCAAAGAAAGCAATATAGGATTTGTTTTTCAGTTAAAGCCGGCGATGCTTTTACTGCGCCAAATGCCTTTGATGACTTGATTAAAAACTCAGAGGTTCTCACCAGTAGCCAAATGAATCACTGCAAGCTGGTACTTTATGCTAAGGCCAAGACCAATCAAGCTCTTACACAAGCTGTTCAAGAAGCACTTGTCTTTTTCAAGGAAAGAGGCTTTGTAAATGTTTGTGAGCAGAGTGGTGAGCCTGGGCAGATTGATGTTTATCAATTGGGAGGAAATATCCTGATTTTGTCACGGCAGAGCTTTGAAAGCCTGAGTTCAGGCCTTTCGCTGGAAAATCAGACTTATGATAATCAAAAAGAAAATATGGTTGGCGGTATTGTCGGCGCTTTTGTTGGCAGTCTCATCGGAGGAGCGGTGATTTTGTTGATAGCGCAGATGAACTATGTGGCTGTTGCTGGAGGACTGGCCATGGGTTACTGTACTATCAAAGGGTATGAGTTGCTGGGTAAAAAGCTGTCAAAAGTTGGTATTGCTATTAGTATCGTGTTCATGGTCTTAGTGATTTTCTTAGTCAATCAGTTTGATTATGCATTGTTACTTGTTCGAGAATATCCAGATGTGAATGTATTTGATGCCTTTTCAGTCGTCAACGAATCAATTTTTAATGGCATCATCCCAGATAACTATTGGTTTAACTTGATTTTGCTCTATGTTTTCACTGGAGCTGGAGCTTTTGGCGCCATCAGGAATGCTCTTTCTACTCAAACACAGCGTTTTGCTACTAGACAATTATAAGCATTAAAAAGCTGACCTTTCTCAGCTTTTTCTTTGTAATCTATCGTAAATGCCATAGATTTTTGATATAATAGAGTGTATTTTGTTTACATAAAAGAGAGAAAATCATGCAAAAACTAGAGAAATTAAAAACCGAATTAGAAGGAATCGACATTCGCTTCACTGAGCCTTTGAGTCAATACACCTATACAAAGGTCGGGGGCGCAGCCGATTTCTTAGTTTTTCCTCGTAATCGTTATGAGCTGGCTCGTGTTGTCAATTTTGCCAATCAAGAAGACATTCCTTGGATGGTGCTGGGAAATGCCAGTAATATCATTGTGAGAGACGGTGGTATCCGAGGTTTTGTCATTATGTTTGACAAGCTCAACAATGTAACGGTAGATGGCTATATGATTGAGGCAGAAGCTGGAGCTAATCTGATTCAGACAACCCATATCGCCCTGCAGAATAGTCTGACTGGCTTTGAGTTCGCTTGTGGCATTCCGGGCAGTGTCGGTGGAGCGGTCTTTATGAATGCTGGGGCTTATGGCGGAGAAATCGCTCATGTCTTGGTATCTTGCAAGGTACTGACTCCTCAGGGTCAAGTCAACACGCTGGACGTTCGTGATATGAAGTTTGGTTATCGTCACTCACTAGTTCAGGAAACAGGAGACATTGTTATTTCTGCTAAGTTTGCTCTTTCGCCTGGTGTTCATAGAACTATTCGTCAGGAAATGGAGCGCTTAACCCATCTGCGGGAGCTTAAGCAGCCTTTGGAATACCCATCTTGTGGATCTGTTTTCAAGCGTCCTTTGGGTCACTTTGCTGGTCAGCTCATTAGTGAAGCTGGCCTCAAGGGGTACCGTATCGGTGGTGTAGAGGTATCTGAGAAGCATGCCGGCTTTATGATTAACGTCGATAAAGGAACGGCTCAAGATTATGAAAATCTTATCGCTCATGTGATTGAAAGAGTTCGAGAAAATTCAGGTATTACTCTGGAGCGCGAAGTCCGCATCATTGGTGAATCTCTGTAAGACAGATTGGTTTTCAGTAGAAGTATGCTGGATAAGGAACTGCAGCTAGCTGCAACTTAGTAAGGGGGTGAAAGCCTATCGACACGGAATTTATAAAGGGCCTTTACAGCCCTCACGAGGTAGCAGC